GAATTGCTAAATGGGACGCACCAACGAAGCCCTGTGGTCGAAAGCCAAGGCTGAAGCAAAGGCCAAGATGGGTGGTAAGCACTCAGCTAGGGCCATGCAATTGGCCGGAAAAATATACCGCGATAAGGGTGGCTCTTATACGGGGCCCAAGACTAAGGCCCAGAGTTCCATGTCCAAGTGGACAAAGGAAGACTGGGGCACCAAAAGCGGAAAGCCATCTGGGAAGACAGGGGAGAGGTATCTCCCTAAGAAAGCCAGAGAATCACTGACCACAGCCGAATACGCCGCCACCACAAAAGCCAAGCGTGAAGGCACGAAACGTGGTCAACAGTTTGTTAAGCAACCCAAGAAGATTGCCGCCAAAACGGCAAAATTTAGATAAGGAAATGAAATGAAGATTGCTTTTGCCGCAGCCTTTGCTGCCCTGTTTTTTTCGACCTCTGCCTTTGCCGATGCCGACCCGGCCTACACGAAGGACAAGTCGGCGTGGTGGGTAAGTGCCATCTTTGTGGTTCCGGTGGTGGGACTTGATATCGTTGGTCGTGCCGTAGAGTTGACGGGCAAGGATCAGGGTGCCTTCCAGCCGCTCCACAGCGCCGCTGGCGGCATGATCAAGCACACGGCCACTCCCGTGTGCGGCTTGCCTGCAATTGGCATGGTCTGCAAGTGATCTGATTCCCATTCCACGCGGGGGAGCATTTTGTGGACATGAGCGAAAGAGTTGAAGTGTCAGTTGGAAAGCTTGAAGTTCAAGTGGACCGATTGGAGACAGATGTTGGCGAAATAAAGGGCGACATCAAGCATATCCTAAAAACTCTTGACACTGCTACTGGCGGTTGGAAGACGTTTCTCATCGTCGGTGGATTCTCTGCCGCCGTTGGAAGCTTTGTAACAAAAATGCTGACTGTATGGCCCTTCAGGTAATTCTTTCGCTACTTGTAGCGATATTTTTTCAAATCACGGTGGTGAAAGCCGATGAATGCGTCACGGTTGAAAGCTTTGTTTCTGCTTTTGCCTCGGAGGGTATTTCTCTCCGGGGTTCAACCGCTGCTGCGACTGAAAAGATGGCTAAGGTCTTCAACGAAAACAGAGAAGCCAACGGACAGCCAAAGACCTCCATCTCGATTTTCCTTCTTGGATACGTGAGTAGAGGAGATGGTGAGCCCGGCGCGGTGGTGGCGATTGCAGACAAGAATGGGTGCATTATTCAAAGGTCCGTAACCGTCCTTGGTCTTCGCACGTTTTTTGACTTCATCACAAAGGCTGGCGTGACGGGCAAAGACTTTATTCCGATTGATGGTGCATAATGGAACTCAACGCCTCCTCAAAGTCAAAGCTAAAGGGTGTTCATCCCGACTTGGTGCGAGTTGTAAGTAGGTGCGCCAAGGATTGGACCGACAAACAATTCACGTTCGGCCTCACATGCGGCGTACGCACACTTGAGGAACAAAAGGTTCTCGTCAAGAAGGGCGCTTCAAAAACGCTCAAGAGTCGGCACATCCCTGCCCCGAACGGCTATTCACACGCCGTTGATGTGGTTGCCTTTATTGACGGGAAAGTAAGGTGGGACTGGCCCCTCTACGACAAGATTGCAAAAGCCATGAAGGCCGCAGCAAAGGCAGAGAAAGTCCCGATTGAATGGGGTGGTGACTGGGTTTCGTTTAAAGACGGGCCTCATTTTCAACTGCCGTGGGCAACATACCCCGGCAAAAAATAGGAAGACAGAAATGCTTAAGGGTTATCGTACATACATCCTTGGTGCCGTGACCATCATTGGCGCTGTGGCTGCCTATCTGGTTGGCGACACATCCCTCACAGAGGCTATCAACCTCGCCGTCACTGCTGGCATGGGTATGTTCATTCGTAGCGGCATCAACACTGCGGTTGCTGGAAAGTAATGTGGTGGCTTTGGGTTGCGGGATTGGCGTTGCTAGTCTGCCTTGGTGTGGGTGCGTATTTCGTCGCCCGCAGCCCATCCTTCTGGATTGCGCTTGTTAAGCAGATTGTTGCTTCTGCCATTCCGGATATTCGTGAGTATTTAGCTGCCAGAAATGCGCCAGACATTGAAAAAGAAATGCAGGCATGCGTTAGGCGTGGCGGCGAGTGGGACAACTTCAACAAGAAGTGCAGGTTTAAGTGATGGCTATGTCTCGCGGTAATATGGGTAAGCAGATCGTTCGCCCCGGCAAGGTGAAGAAGGTGATGCACGAATTCAAGGTAAAGAGCCTCAAGTCTAGCTCTGGAAGCCCCGTAACAAAGAAGTCTCAGGCCGTGGCTATTGCCCTGTCGGAAGCAAGGCGTCCTCGCCGCTCTCGGCGTCCTAAAAAGGTTTAAACATGGCCAAGAAGATCACAGCCCCGCACTCCTACGATCCCGGCAAGGGACGCCCGAAGGAATACCTCGCCTATCTTAACGAGCGCGAGATGGCGTATCTTCGCAGCATCAACGGCAACAACATGGAACGTGGCCCCCGTGGGCTTCCGTCCTTCCCTCCCGAAGACGCCGTGGGGTCATCCTCCAAGGCGGGCTCCAGCAAAACCACGACAAGCAGCGGCGCTGGCCGAGAGAGTTCACGCGGCCTTGGGCAGGGCGCTGGCGGTGCGGCTGTTGGAAGAGGGCCTAGCGGCGGCGGCAACCTTGGTGGCGGTAGCAAGGGCGCTCCCAGCGGCCCTTCTCGTGCGGGCGGCCCCAGCACTGGCGGCGGCGGAAAGGGCCCCGGAGGCCCCTCTGGGCCCAATAGCGCCCCATCCGGCACCCGTGGTGTTAGGAGCCTATCGTCTCCTATGGGCGGTCAGGGGCCAAGCTTCTCATCCCCGAAGAGTGCCGGGGGCTACAACGCCGACCGTGCAGCTCAGCAGAGAGCGCAGGTAAACGACACCCGTTCTGCCGTAAAAAACACCCCTGCGGCACGAAACGATCTGGCCGTTGGCGGTATCAGGACGTTGAGCGTGGGCCCAATGGGAACCCCGGTCAATGTTGGTCCGAGGGTTGCGCCGACTCGGAACACAGTCTCTGTGGCTGGTGGCTGGGGTGTTGCTGGCGTTGGCGTTGCCCAGCGCGGCGTTCCAAATGTTCGCTCTCCCTCAACGTCTGGCCGTCCGGAAGGGGCCGCAGTTCGGGACATGGTTGCTGGTTACAGTGCCGCCCCCAAGAAAGAGTTTTACGACAGGGTTCCGACCGGGAAGCAGTTCGGTGTTCTTGGCGAAGACTACGACGAACGCATTGCACCGGAGCCATCTCCGTCAACATCCATTTCTTTGCAATTCCCAAGCTACAAGTACGAATCCCCACTGACTCCCGGGATGACGCCTGAAGACATGGCCCGGCGTAGTGCCATGATGAACCAGATCGAACAGGAGATTCGGGACATCAACCGTCTTGGTGCCTATGAGCGCACTGGTGATCCGCTTGTGGCTGGTGGCGTTCCTACTGGCGGTAGGTCGCCGGGCAAGACTCGCGGCTTCAGCCTTTCTTCCCCCGCAGAAGCTGGAACTCTTCCCCAGAAAGAAAATCCGCTTGCTGGAACTGGCTATGGCACGTTTAACATGCCGAACGCAGACAGAATTATGGCTGCGCCCGAGAATTTGCCGCCTGAAGAGCTTCGACGGGCTGCCGAAACATACACATCTCCTTATGATGCGCCATCAAAGCCAGCAATATCAAAAAAAGAACAGCGGCGGCTTGATATTCAAAATCAGTCTCTTGGTCTTGATCAGGGGCCATACAAAGAGCCAAGCGAAAAAACGCTCGCCCGTCTTAACGAGGTCTTTAAAGAAAACGGTCTTCGCCCGTCTGGCAAAACAAGGGGAATCGGGGGAGACCAGATCTCTATGAATAACGAATTCTCGGGAATTGAAAGTTCTGGGGAGATCGTTAGGGATGGCGAATTTGGGTATCCCACGAATGCTGACGGAAGCCCGATCACGGCAGAAGACCTTGCGAATATGCCGGAAGACATTCAAAAGGAATACTTTGACAAGGTCAGGTATTCTCGAAACTACGACACCCCGTACCCTTTAACTAAAGCAGAAAAGGAAAAGGGATTCGTGGCAGGCGTTGTGACCTCACCTATGCGCCGTGGTCCTGTTGGGGCTCTGCTAAAGGGGCTTTCGCGTGTCCCGGGTGAAGTTGGAAGGGCCGCTGGAAATCTTGCAAACCCACGTAAGACCGTCAATGAATACGACAGGCTAGATCCCCTAAAGAAACAGCAAATGCGTGAACGAGCCGGGAAGGACCGGGGTTTTGTTGGTGGCCCCACAAGCACAACATCTCCGGGCGGTGGTATCACAGACATTGGAAGCGGCGGCAAAGCCGAGCCGCTCCGCATTGAGCCAGCAGATGAAAAGCCCACCAAGCCAAAGCCCAAGCCGAAGGGAGACGGTCGCCGTCCCGCCTTCTACTACAAGTGGGATCTAGGCGTCAGTGTTCCATCACCGACAGATTCGGATTATACTTTGTACTTGAAATACTTGCAGGAAAAGGCTGCCGCTAAGGCAGGTGTGGCATAATGGCTAAGAAGAAAGACTCTCTCGGCAACTCTATTGACATCTTCACCAAGAAGAGCCGGGGGCGTAGCAGGCCGAAATATAGGCGCGGCTGCAAAAAGCTGGGCCCGAAGGATGCCGATAGAGGCAATCGCGGCCACTTCTAAAGAAGTCGGGACAGTGAGCATTTGGGTTGGCGGTTCCACTAATCGGCGTATGCCTTTGGGAACGGGGCTCACACTTTAAGGATAAGACATGGCAACGAGCGGCACAACAACTTGGACCCCGGATATCGCAGAACTCTGCGAGGAAGCCTATGAACGTGCTGGCCTTGAGCTTCGGTCTGGCTATGACCTGAAGACTGCCCGCCGTAGTTTAAACTTCCTTCTCACTGAGTGGGCTAACAAGGGCCTCAACCTCTGGACTGTTCGTTCCGGCACCATCACGCTTGTGCCGGGCCAAAAGACCTACACAGTCGCTGACGGTCTCCCGGCTGATGCCGTGGATTTCATTGAGGCTGTGTGCCGCACGACCAATGCTGGTCAGGCCGTAGACATTTCGCTGAACCGCATCTCCGTCTCCACGTACGCCAACATCCCGACGAAGGATCAATCCGGTCGCCCGTACCAGATCTACGTTGACCGGGCTACCGCCGCGCCGAAAGTCACGCTGTGGCCAGTTCCCGATTCCTCCACCACCTATGTGCTGGCTTACTGGTATCTGAAGCGTGAGGATGACGCCACGAACCCCATCTCGCAAACGCTGGACATTCCGTTCCGCTTCTACAATGCGCTGGTTGCTGGGCTTTCCTATCATATCGCCCTGAAGAAGCCAGAGGCTTCCGACCGCATCTCAATGCTGAAAGACCTGTATGATGAGGCATTCCAGCTTGCGGCAGACGAGGATAGAGACCGGGCTTCTGTGCGGTTCATCCCCTTCACGGATTACGGGTTTTAGTGTAAAATGACTGTACCGTATGCAAAAGGCAAACTAGCTTTTGGGTTTTGCGATACCTGTGGCCAGAGATACGACCTGAACGAACTAAAGGTCCAGATCGTTGCCGGGCGCAGCACAAATATAAAGAATTGCACATACTGCCTTGACAAGGATCAGCCCCAGTATTTCTTGGGTCGCGTTCCGATCAATGATCCACAGGCCCTCAGAAACCCCAGACCCGACACGGCACAAGATGAAAGCCGCGTTTTGTGGGGATGGAATCCGGTAGGAAATCAGGCAGTTGAGGCAACTGGTCAAGTGGGTGTCATCACCCTAGTCCTTAACGGGGTTTATAGCCCCATCACATACTCCGGAGTAATGTAATGGCAAAGAAGATGGCTAAGAAGGGCAAGCGCATGGCTATGGGTGGCCTTGGGATGGACGATAGCGATATGCGTCCCGCTCAGATGCCGGGTCGCAGAATGGAGCGCGGTATGAAGCGTTTCAACCGCCCTGTAACTGGCGGCGGTCTTCCTCCGGTCCAGAACATGGGCCCCGGTAATATGCCTCCGGGTAAGATGCCCGGCGCACCCGGTGCCGCTCTCACACAGAGCGCCTCTCAGCCGCCTGTAAACCAGAGCATGCTTCGCGCTATGGCCCCCGGCAACATGCCCGGCGCGTCTAGCATGGCTCCCGCAGCCTTGGGTAAGATGCCCGGCGCACCCGGTGCAGCTCTCACACAGAGCGGCGCACAGCAGGCTATGATGAAGAACATGGGCCCCAACAACATGGCTCCCGTTAAAATGCGTGGCGGCGGTGTCGCTCGCAAGGGCAAGACAATGGCTAAGGGCGGTCTTGTGAAGGGCTGCGGATGCGCCTCTAAGGGCGTGAAGAAGCCGAGGTACACATAATGGCGGCAGAAGATCCAAAGGCAGATCGAAAAGCCGCCCGGAAGGAACTTGAAAAAAAGTTTCGGGCCGGGTATTATCAATTTAAACGCAACAGCAGTGGTCCGGGCGTTTATGTGCCTTGGGGCCTTCTTCTTGGCAAGGGTGGATTGGGCGCTGGTAAAAAGACCACGGATGAGCCCAAGAAGGAAGATCCGCCGCTTCCGCCCGTAGACGGTGGATCTGGCGGCGCAACTCCCACAGGGTCTCGTCCCGCCAGCAACAACTGGCCGGATATCGTGGCCCACTATTTCCCAAAGGGTGCAGGCACTCAATACAATGAAGGCGGTCTCGTTCGCGGCGGTGGTTGTGCCGCCAAGGGTCGTGGTCGCGGTAAGATTGTTTAAACAGGACAAAGAATATGGCAAAGCAGAACGCACGACTTGCTCTCCCGTCTGACGCCACCGTTGAAGGTGGTATGCGGCGTGGTGTGAATGTGGGCAACATGAAGATGCTGAAGAAGCCCATGAAGATGCGTGGCGGAGGCGCTGCGACCAAGGGCGTGAAGATTTCGGAGAAGCAGGGCTAACATGGCCTTCACCTACGCACAGCTTGTGGCCGCAATCTATGGATACCTCCAGAATGACACTGGGGGCATCCCCACCGTTGATCTGGATGTGATTATCCAGCAGGCTGAGCAGCGCATTTATTATGATGTCCAGATCCCGGTTCTCAAGAAGAACGTCACGGGCTCCTTTACATCCGGCAACCGCTACCTCTCCACCCCCAGCGATTATCTGGCAACATACTCAATCGCCGTTGATAATGGCGGGGTCTACGAGTATTTGCTGCCGAAGGAAGTTGCATTTCTTCGTGAAGCCTATCCCGCCACCGCCACAACTGGTGTGCCAAGATACTACGCAATCTTCGATAACGACACGTTTCTTATAGCCCCGACTCCGAATAGCAACTACCCCGTAGAACTCCACTACTTCTACGAACCGCCGTCAATTGTCACTCAGACATCCGGCACATGGTTGAGCGAAAACGCCGAAAACGCGCTTCTGTATTCATGCCTTGTCGACGCATACACCTACCTAAAGGGTGAGCCCGATCTTCTTTCGCTGTATGTCGGGCGTTATAAGGAATCCATTGGGGCACTGAAGGTGATTGGCGAGGGCCGCAACAGGTCCGATACATACCGCAACAGCGAGCCGAGAGCGACACCAAACTGATGGGGCTGTTTAATTCTGAAGGGGCCGTTGGCTCTGTTCTGGTGAAAACCACGAATGATCGGGGCTTTACGCCAGAAGAAATTGCAGAGGACTTCCTAGACAAGCTTATTTATATCTCCAGCAATGCTCACCCGGAGATAAGAGATCAGGCCATTGCCTTCAGGAACCATATCCGACCAGTTATAGTTCACTACATGAAACAAGCTGTTAAGTCGGACAGGACCACCCTAGCGGCTCAGCTATCCAAACAGGGCCATCACGATATGGCAGAAATTATCAGGAGATTGTAATGGCCATTTCTACGGCTTTTTGTAGCAGCTTTAAACAGGGGTTGATGCAGGGCCTGCACAACTTTTCCAACCCCGGTGGCAACATATTTAAGATTGCTCTATACACATCGGACGCGACTCTTGGCGCTTCCACCACTGCGTATTCGTCAACCAACGAAGTGATTGGATCCAACTACATTGCTGGCGGAAATGTTCTTAGCTCTGTTACACCGACAACTTCCGGCACAACGGCATTTGTAGATTTTTCGGATTCGACTTGGGCTTCCTCCACAATAACTGCTAACGGGGCTTTGATTTACAATCTAAGTTCGTCTAACGCATCCTGCGTTGTGCTGGCATTTGGATCTGACAAGTCATCGACAAACGGTGATTTTACCATCGTATTTCCAACAGCCAATGCCTCTTCCGCCATCATTCGAATTTCTTGATGGTGGTTTAAATGCCAAGTGGTCCTGAGCAGTTAATATCCGGAGAAGATTTCGGTTTTGCGATTGATTTTATTTACAATGCATACGCAATAAACTTTCTGCAAAGCGGCGCTGAAGAGCTAATATCTGGCGAAGACTACGGCTTTGCGGTTGATTTTACCGACAATTCATTCGCAATAAACCTTCCGCTCAATGCTGAAGGCGTTGAATCGGTCGGTCAAGTCGGCACCGTGGATGTGAAAGAAGGCGCTGGCGTTTCGGTCAGCGGGGTTGAGGGACTTGGGCTTGTGGGAAATTCATTTTCAATTTTAATCTGGGCTCAGGTAGACACAAATCAAAACCCAAGCTGGACAGCGGTTGCTGACACTCAATCACCAAATTGGACGCGGATAGTGACGTAAAATGGCATCAACATATTCAGCTAACCTTCGCCTTGAACTCATCGGCACTGGCGAACAGCAGGGCACATGGGGCTCAACCACAAACACCAACCTTGGCAGCCTTCTTGAGCAGGCCATTGGCGGCTATGAATCCATAACGGTTAGCGATGCAGGCGACACAACGCTCACCACGGCGAACGGATCTCTCGATCAGGCGCGCAATATGACGCTGAACCTTGTCGGCACAATCAGCGCCGCGCGTAACGTTATTTGCCCTGCCGCAGAAAAAATATACATCGTTAAGAATGCCACCACGGGTGGTTTTGCCGTTACGTTTAAAGTGACGGGCCAGACGGGCGTGAGTGTTCCAAACGGAACCACATCAGTGTTTTATGTTGACGGAACGGACGCAAGGCTTGTCTCTCAAAACCCCGTTCCCGTCACGCTTGGCGGCACTGGATCGTCTACATCCACGGGCTCCGGAAGCGTTGTTCTCGCAACATCCCCCACGCTTGTGACCCCGAACCTTGGAACGCCATCAGCCGCAACCTTGACCAATGCGACCGGGCTTCCGATTGTTGCTGGTACGACCGGAACTCTTTCTGTGGCTCGCGGCGGAACCGGAGTAACCACATCAACCGGATCTGGTAATACTGTTCTTTCTGCTTCTCCGACATTGACCGGAACGCCTCTTATCAGTGCGAACAAAATCGACGCATTCCCTGCCGGAACAAGGATTCTTTTTCAGCAAACTTCCGCACCAACCGGATGGACAAAAGACACAAGTCAAGATGACAAGGCGCTACGTGTTGTTTCTGGAACTGCGAGCAGTGGCGGCACGACTTCATTCACAAACGTGTTTACAAGTCGCACTCCATCCGGCTCCATTAGCAGCACAACATCCACGGGTTCTGTTGGAAGTACAGTTTCCACAGGCTCCATTGGAGCCACGACAGTAACTGGTACAGTTGGAGATACCACTCTGGCCGAAAGCCAGATTCCGTCTCACACCCACGGCATTGCTGTCGGGTCGAACTTGAGCGGTGGAGGCAATAACCGAATTGCTGGACCCGGAACCGTTCAATCATCTACGGCAACGGGCGGGAGCGGATCTCACACCCACTCCTTCTCTGGAGGCTCGCATAGCCACAGCCTTTCTATGGACGCCCACGGACACACCCTTACGATGAATTCCCACGGACACTCCTTCACCGGATCAGCGATGGATTTTGCAGTTCAGTATGTCGATGTCATTATCGCGCAGAAGGACTAACCGATGCAGATGAAGCCCGGTGATTTCTGCCCCCTCATCAAGAAGGATTGCCTTGGGATCAAATGCAGTTGGTTCACTCAGATGCGCGGAACAAACCCGAACACCGGAAAGGAGGTCGATGAGTGGGGTTGCGCCATGACTTGGCTCCCGGTTCTTTTGGTTGAAAACAGCCAACAGCAACGCCAAACTGGCGCTGCCGTAGAAAGCTTTAGGAACGAAATGGTGAACGCCAACGAAATAAGTCAGCGTGTTCTTCTTGAGGCGGCGAGCGAAAAACAAACTCTCAAGGTGATTGGTAACTGATATGAGAATGACTATCGTAAAGAGCGACACATTTGTGGCTATCGACGGGCTTGGATTTAACGGCATCGACATGTCAAACCTTTCAAGTGATTTTCATGCCCTACAGTGGTATGAAACCTTTGGCAATCTTGAGCTTATCGACCCGGTAACGCGCGTAATGCGGAATGAAACAGTTGATAATCTTGCCCCATATGATCCGCAGATTGCTGGGTGGAACGCTAAAAAGGCGGAATATGACGCGGCGCAGGTAGAAAACAATGATTGAAGATCTTGTTGCCCGCATTTTTAAAACCCGCAATCAAGCACACCTCTCTCACTGGAAAACAAAATCCTTTGCTGAGCATCAGGCTCTTGGTGGCTTCTACGATGATGTGATTGACGCGCTTGATAAGCTTGTTGAGGCCACTCAGGGCTCCAAGGGCATCATTGGACATGTCGATCTGTCCTGCAAGGATGAATCAGTCGAGATTATTAAGTGCCTCACTGATGATGCCAACTGGACTTCCAAGAACAGGTCCAAGATTGCCAGCGGTGTTCCAGCCCTTGAGAACATTGTTGATGAGATCGTCGGCGTTTATCTGTCCACAATCTACAAACTAAAGAACCTCTCTTGAGGCGTTAAGAATGCTTGCAAAGATCAAACTACAGCCCGGAATTAATCGCGATACCACAAATTACGCGAACAGTGGCGGCTGGTTTGACTCCGACTTCATCCGGTTCCGCAACGGACTTCCGGAGAAGATCGGCGGCTGGACAAAGATATATCAGGAGCAAACGGCGCTTATTGGTCAGTGCCGGAAGATGTATGATTGGTCTAGTCTTGTTGGCACCTCATACTTGGCGGTTCCAACAAACATCAAGTTCTATGTGGATAATTCCTCTGGCATCATCGACATCACGCCGCTTCGCAGGACAATCACCCTCGGCACAGACCCAATTGCCACAACAAACACATCAAATTCCATAGTCATCACTGATGTGAATCACGGGGCCGTTCTCGGTGACTATATCACCATATCAGGTGCCGCCAGTGTAAACGGCCTTACAACGGGTCAGCTAAACACTGAGCTTATAGTCTCGAATGTAATTAATTCCAACGCCTATAGCGTTGTCACAACTGGGACCGCAACTGCAACTGGATCAGGTGGCGGATCTTCTGTTGTTGTGAAGTATCAGTTCCATCCGGGTATATCTGGATCGGTTACTTATGCTGGCTGGGGTAGTGGAGGTTGGGGCGGTATGCCGGGGACTTATGCATGGGGTTTTGGGCCCGACACAACAGTCACAACGTATTACTCTGGTCTCTGGACCGTAGACAACTACGGCGAAGACATGATTGCGTGTCCGCGCGACCTCACAAATGGCGTCACCCTTGGCAACACCCCCCTTGCCGCCACAAACACAAGCAATGTTGTGACTGTGACGCGGGTAAATCACGGGCTCTCCAACGGCACAGCCATCATCATTGGCGGCGTTACATCCTCTATTGGCGGGATCCCAATCTCGCAACTCAACGGCAGTCACGTTATCACTGTTGCTAACGCTAATGCCTACACGTTCACAACTTCAAACACCGCCACCTCTACCGAGACGGGCGGAACCGACTCAGTTGCCTACACATCCTCGCTTGTATATTGGGATGTTACAGACGCTGATGGCCCCGCAGTAAGCTTCAGCGAACTTGGCGCGGCGTATGCAAAACTTTATCTGCCATATGTTGCAACCGAAATTATGGTTTCGGACCAGAATAGGCAGATCATTGCATTTGGCTGCAATCCATACGACACAACAAAACCACAAGACAAGATGATTGTGCGGTGGTCTGACTCCAGTGACCCTACAAATTGGGACACAGCCGACACGACCAAAACCGCTGGCGAGCAGAGACTTTCTGCTGGCTCCTACATTGTCACGGCCATTCAGAACCGCGAAGAAATCCTCATATGGACAGACTCCACCCTGTTCACCATGTCATACGTTGGCCCGCCTTATGGATGGGGCTTCAACCTTGTTGGCTCCAACTTTGACATCATTGGGCCAAACTCAAAGTTTGTGGCAGGCTCAGTGGCGTACTGGATGGGCACAAACAACTTCTATATGTATGACGGCAAAATCACGGCTATGCCCTGCACGGTTCGTGATTATGTGTTTTTGGACATAAGCGTTGACGATGGCGACAAGGTGTATTGTTCGGGCGATTCGGGCAACAATGAAATTATTTGGCTGTATCCCTCTGCAAGCCAAGGTCCGGAAGGATCGCGAGAAAACGACAGGTATGTTGTTTACAACTACGTTGAGGATGCATGGTACTACGGTAGTCTTGCCAGAACGGCATGGATTGACCGCCGTGGGCACACAAACCCGCGAGCCGTGAGCCCGGAGGGATACCTTTATAATCAAGAAAGTGGGTCGGATGACGGCTCTACCACGCCCGCCACGCCAATAACTGCCTACATTCAGTCGAGCGCAATTGAGATTGAGGATGGCGATAACTTCCTTTTCATCAACCGCGTAATACCAGACCTTACGTTCCGCAACTCTGTTGTGCATGATGGTAATCAGGAGCCGTGCGTCAAGTTCACAATCAGGCCGCAAGACTACCCGGGCTCTGTAATTGGTGCCGGGGATGAACGTGACGTTGAGCGCAATAGTGCCGCCACATTGAATGTGAATAGGTTCACCAATCAGGTCTTCACACGGCTTAGGGCAAGATCTGTGGCTCTTCGTGTTGAGAGCAATGAGGCCGGGGTTGAGTGGCGTCTCGGCGTTCCGAGGCTCGACATGCGTAAGGATGGTCGGAGATGAGTTCCAAGCTAACCCCGACAGCACTGCCAACGCCGCCAAAAGAATATGAAGTTGGCTATATGGACAGGCTGGTCAAGCAGATTGCGCTTGAGTTCACGAAACAGAGGGCGACCACACCCATTACATGCGGCTCAGACTTGAGCGGCGAGGCTGGCTTCCCAATTTCCGGCCTCACAATTATTAATCCGCCCATATCCTCCACTGGTTCCCCGCCAGACGGGTTCCCCGAAGGAAGCGTTTGGTGCGACACCACATCTGAAAACTCACTAAAGATTATCACCTCCGGTCCATCGACGGATCAGGATAGCCTTAACCTCGCCAACACAACGGATCCCGCGCTGGGTGACGCTTTGATTGGGTTTCGGCAGTCAAATGCATCTGGCAATTTAACTGGTGCTGTGGGCAGGACGGTCCACGAAAAACTGCAAGAATCTGTCTCCGTCAAAGACTTCGGCGCTGTCGGTAACGGTTTAAACGATGATACAGAGGCTATTCAGGCCGCAATAAACTACGCAACCCTAAATGGCGTGGAGGTGTATTTCCCGGGGGCTTTATACCGAACAACTGCTGAACTATTCATTGATCGGTCATTTAACTCTAATGACCCTACGGAGGGCGGTCGTTACGGGATTACTCTTCGTGGTGACGGTCCAGCGGCTTCTATGATTTCTTCTGACCATGCAGGAAACTGTATTCGTTTTCTTGGTGGACCGGGAGCGGGATGGCATACTGGGTTTGTAATCTCTGGGCTTTGCCTTACTCAACCTAACCATTCTCAACTTGTTGGGTCTAAAGGTCTTTATTTAGATCAGTGCGCATGGGTGCAGATATTTGACTTTGATATAGCATGGTTTGAGTATGGCATTTATGGCGTTGATCTTCTTACGTCTAATTTTTCTGACGGAACCATTCGCCTTAACGAATATGGATTTAAGTTTCAGAGGGCAACCCGTAGTAACCCAAATAACATCACATTTAAAGGCGTAACCATAGTAAACAATCAAACTTATGGCGGCTGGCTTGTCAGGCCATCTGGAGTTAGTTTTTTTGGCGGTTCTATTGAAAGCAATGGTTACACAGGGATTATTGCTGATCCAAATTCAGGAGGATTGTATGTTGAGCAACCCGGTGCTGAAGGTTCTGTAGGTGTCAATCTAAACGGCGTATATATTGAGAATAATAACGGCAGGGCTGACGTTCACATCGTAGCAACGGGATCGACAGGCGCTACGACTACTATGAATACTTTTACTGGATGTACGTTTCTTCGGTTTTCCAATACCCGTTACGTCACCAACAATATTTTGATAGAAGGCGCCAACCCTAGTAAGATTTCTGTTAGCGGATGCGGTTTTAAGAATTTTGCACCTTACGTGGCTGATCCCAGCCGTATTTGGATAGCAGCAGGCGATGCTCAAGTTTTTGACGGCGGTGGCAATGTGTTTTCGGATGCATCAGGCGTAGCTACAGAAATATCAAAGTCTGTGTTTGCACCTATCGCTTCTTATCATCAGTTACCTTATGCAGCATTACCTAGCGCGTCTCTTTTCCCTAACGGTATTCAATATTGCGCCGATGGCGGTGGCGGCACTTCGCGCCCTGCGCTCGCAGTATCAGACGGAACAAATTGGTGGCAAGTTGTCTTGGGCCAGTTTGGTGGTTCTGTTCAATCAACTGGGACAGCGAATACGCTCCCACGCGGTTGGACTGTCAGTAGGGCTAGCGCGGGTGTCTATGTAGTTACTCATAATTTGAATATTACAGGGACACAGTATTCAGTAGTTGCGACTCCTATCGGAACACCCGGTACAGGGTATTGTTCTGGCAAATCTAAAAGCAATAATAGTTTTGAAATTTATTTTGCTAATACTGCTGGGGCAGCGGCTGATATGGCATTTGATTTTACTTTAAGCGTAATCTAGGGGGGGGAGAGAATGACTGTTCCATATACATTTGGTAACACACCAGTAGGCGCAAGTATTCCGCTTTCTCGCCTTGACGACAATTTTACCGCTATTGGAAGTTCAAATAATATATCCTTTACTCAGAGTAGCACAGGCGCATCAGTCCGCACCGTGCAATCCAAACTTAGTGACACTGTTTCGATTAAGGATTTTGGCGCTGTTGGCGATGTTTCTTGGGATGACACTGCTGGAATCCAAGCTGCGTTAAACAGCGAGAAGCCTTTAGATTGGGGTGGTCTTACCTACCGAATTACAAGCACAGTTTCACGCTTGTATACTAACGATATTTACTGGGAAGGTCGCAATGCAACGATCTTGTATGACGGGCCGCATGTAGAGCGCGCAGTCCTTATACAAGGCGGAGGCATCAACATTGTCTTGAATGACCTGACGTTTGACGGCCAGAAACTATGCAATACTGTTGTTTCTGTGTTGAATGACTCTGATTCATATGCAAACTTAACATGCAATAATGTATTTTTAACCCGCGCAAAACGCCTTGCTACTTTTGAGGGCGGCGGAGGCATTCAGGTGCGCGGGTCTTACAATCAATTTTCTATGAACGCCAGCAAAATATGACAGGATAGTTATATTATCTAAATTGACTATGCACCCATCAACAAGCAATCCATTATTTCCCGGCAGCGAAGATACGTTTACGCAAACTCCCGGCTCATATCCATTAGAATAGGAGAACGTTAGGTCGCGGAAATTACCCCCGCCAGCTTGCGCGTCAATTTCTCCGTTGCCAAAACCGCTTGCTAGACCTTCTGTGCGGATAAAACTACTGGCCTGAACGACCGTGTTGCGGCATTGCGTCTTAATCGACCGCCCGTAGCAATTTACAAATTCAGAACCAGAACACGTAAAAAGACTTGGGACCTTAAGCGCGCCGACTGTTGGTACAAAATAGAGAACGCCATCTTGATCGGGTTGATAGCTAAGGTCTGAACTGTATACCTTTTCAACTCTGATATTATTAACGTGCATAGCTTTAATATAGCGAGTTGCGCTGTAGAAAATAGCAGCAATGCCTACAATGCCAACAACGCTT